GTTCCACGTGGAACAAGCGTGCAAATATTGCACGAGTAGACATAATGCTTATTGTGCGTCAACCGGAGCGCAAACGAATTGCAATGTAAGTCGTTGATACAGTATTGTAAAAAAAGCGTAAAAAAAGCGTAAAAAAAGGGACTGTTATTTTCCTGGGTCCTCCTTGCTCCCGTCCGACACCTATGGTCCTAGGGATGAAACGAACAGTCAGGCAAGGGTTTTTTGGAAGGGTGGTCAGGCGTCTAAAAATCCGCTAAAATCAGGAAAAGACAGTCAGGCAAGCGAAAGGGGACCCTACTGGTGGTAGTGGGGTACGGCAGGAGAAATGGATTGACGGGGAAGCGGTCCTGACTGAGAAGTCCGCGGGGTAGTTTTGGAGATGGGGTTAACGTTGCATGGGCCGGCTTGTTCAGGGGTGAGCAGGCCGGTCTTTTTTTTGTTGCCGGTGGGGGGCGGTGGGTGGTATGGGGGATGGAATGGCAGAAGAGGCAAACGCGGTGGTGGAGACTGCGGGGGCGGTGGTAGAACCGCCGGCAGTCCAAGCGGCGCCCGTGGACGTAGCGACAATCAACTTCTGGCAGTTCTTCAAGCTGTTCGTGAAGATGCAGAAGATCAGTCTGCCGGTGAAGGCGTTCCACAAGGAGGTTTGCGTGACGCTACAGCGGGCGGTGTGCGGAGAGTTGGCGGAACCGTATGTTGTGATCAACATCATGCCGCGGGTGGGGAAGAGCAAGATTTTGGAGGCGCTGGCGTGCTGGGTTTTGGGGTATGCGCCGGACAGTCAGAACATTTACACGTCGTTCTCGGAGGATCTGGTGACGGACCGGGTGCGGTACATTCAGGAGGTTATGCGCTCGGCGTGGTATCAGGAGATATTCCCGGAGGTGAGGCTTGGGAGCGTTCAGAAGGCGACGGAGTTCAACACGGTGCAGGGGGGATTGGTGTATGGGGCGGGGTCGGGCGGGACGATTACGGGCAAGGGCGCGGGGCTTAAGAGGGTGCTGGGGGGCTTCATCGCGGTGGACGATCCGAGCAACCCGAACGCGGCTCTGTCGAAGGTCGAGAGCGAGGCTGTGCGGTTCTGGTTTGAGAACGTGCTGAAGTGGCGGCGAAATTCGGACCGGTGGTGCCCGATCATCGTGGTGATGCAGAGGCTGGCTGTCGACGATCTGACGGGGTATTTGCTGGAGGCGTACCCGGGCAAGGTGAAGCTGCTGAAATTCCCGGCGCGGGTGAACGGGGAAAGCATCGTTCCGGAAACACTGTCGACGGAGGGGATGAACATGGCGGAGAAAACCAATCCGTTCACTTTCTGGGCGCAACTCATGCAGGAGCCGGTGGTGTTTGGAGGAAACCTGATCAAGACGGATGATTTCGTGATGGAGGTGATCGAGGCCGCCCAGAAGTGGGACAGGAAGATCATCACCGGAGATACCGGGATGAAGGCGAAGGAGCACAACGACTTTTCGGTTTTCCAGTGCTGGGGGAAGCGAGGGGCGCACGCCTATCTCATCGATCAGATCCGGGGCAAGTGGGAGAGTCCGGAGCTGCTGACGATGGCGGAAGGGTTCTGGCGGAAGCACCGGGCGGGGCTATCCCGGTTCTACATCGAGGACAAGGCGAGCGGCACCGGGTTGATTCAGCAATTAAAGGGCAAGGGAATCGCCGTGACCCCAATAGAGCGGAGCCGCGACAAGGTTTCTCGCGTGCATGACATCCTGCCGTATATCGCGACGCATTGCGTGCACATCAAAGAAGGGCAACCCTGGACGGTGGCGTTTCTATCCGAGTGCGCGCAGTTCCGGGCGGACGGACTTCAGAAGCATGACGATCAAGTCGACCCGCTTTGTGACGCCCTGGAGATGCTTCTTGGCCACCGGATGACGGTCTGGGACGCGCTGGGGATCAAGGCGAAGCGGTTTGGGTGATCAGCCCGGATTCCCCGGCTCGCGCTGCCCATTCCACTTCTGATGACCGTAATCGTGATCGATGATGACGGTTGGCGAACTTCCGAGCAGTCGCGTTGACCAGTTGATACAGGAGGGCAGGAGCGGGCATTTGAGCCGGTGCGCGACCAGACTCCATACGTATTGCTCAAGAACGTAGGTGACAGGAGGGGTCCATGGGACAACAGGCTCAAGCTCGTGCCACGCCGTGCGGTACATCGAGGCCAGATCCCTACGTCGGGGCGATGCTGCAAACCACATGACGCCGCCCGACCGCTTCAGAACGTCCGACCATTCGCCCGTCATAAACGCGCCGACGTCGTAGAGGATACACCCGGAATCCGTTGTCATGGCGATTGGAACGCCGGCAAACTTCGCCAGCACCGGCCGCGGATCGCGCAGGATCGTCGCGTCCAAGTCGATCATCAGAATGTCTTCATCCGCAGGGAACGCCGCGAGCGCCGCCAGCGTGACAGCCGGCTTCACGTCGAACGGGTACTTTGGGCGGATGCAGTCATGCAGGAAGGCCGTGTCGAACGCGAGGCAGTCAATTCCCAGTACCTTTTCCGGCCGGTCCGTGATGATTGCTACGTCCGCGCCAAACGAGTGATCGCGTGTCCACGTCAGCCACTTTTCCGCCGTAGGGCGGTAACGCTCCATTGCGGGACCATACCAGGGGGCGACGATTTTCATGAGTTGGCGGGCGCTTTATCGCCGTTCCATTTGCCGTGACCGTAATCGTGTTCAATCACTGCCCCGGGGCATGGACCAAAAAACCGGCTGGACCAGTTCATCGAGGCCGGAAGCGTTGCGCCGCCCAGCCGGTGATTTACGAGCGTCCATGCGTACTGCTCAAGGAGGTGGGGGAATGGCGGAGACCATGGGAAGCGCGGAAGGGCTGCGAGTTCGTGCCATGCCGCACGGTAAAGGGCTGGGATCTTCGCCCGCAGTGGCGACGGGCCAAACCACATGACGCCCGCGCAATGCTTGGTCACGTCGGCGAAAGGCGCGTCCATCTGAATGGAGCGGAAGAAAATGAGCGCCCCATGGTCGGCAGGCATGGCGATGGGGTCCGCTGCGAAGTCGGCAAGGACTGCGGCGGGATTTGCCATCAGCAGCGCGTCAAGGTCGATGATCAACGCGCCTTCCGCCGGATCGATCTTGCCGAGCGCATCGCAGATCAACGCGCCTTTCACGTCGAAGGGATGGCCCGGGCGGATACAGTCGGAGAATGGCTTGGCTGAACAGAGCAGGCTATGCCCCGGGGCGGGGTTATCGCCGATGAATCCAACGAGTGCCCCGTCGCGGTACCGTCGAGCGGCATTGAGCCATGTATCGGCGAACGAACCAAACCGTTTTACGTCCCCAAAGTAGGGCGCAAGAATCATCATGGCGAAAATGAGGTTTGCAAAAGTGCGCGCTTCCGTCAATAGCGGGGTCGATGCCCGAAGGATGTTTCTTGGACAACGATACGGATTTCCCGCTCCCATGGCACATGACGCGGAGCGAACGAGCGACCTTACATGACATTCTGCGCAGGCTACGGCCGGTGATCTCGCTGGAGATTGGAACGTATCAGGGCGGATCGCTTCAGGTCATCGCGAGATATTCACAGAGAGCGTTTACGGTGGACTGTGACCCAGGGTCGGCGACCGCAGCAGCGCAGTTCCCAAACGTGGAGTTTCACTGCGGCGATAGCGCAGTTGTCGGTCCTAATCTGATCCTTGCGTGCAATGCGCTTGGCTCTCTTCAGTTCGTCTTGATTGACGGAGGCCACTCGGAAGAGACTGTACGTCAGGACATCAACGCTGTGTTGAAGATCATCCCCACCGGCCGGATCGTCATTCTTCTGCATGACAGCTTCAATCCCGGCTGCCGGGCCGGAATGAGATCGGCCGCATGGGAAGCGTGCCCCTTCTGCCACTACGTTGAACTCGACTACATCGCCGGCGTCTATCACGAGCAGGCGGTCGGCAATGCCGAGGCCGGCAGCATGTGGGGCGGATTCGCGCTCGCCGTACTGAGCGCCGAGCGCAGGACAACGCCGTTGACGGTCTCGGAGGCGCAGCGGTTCGTTTTCGAGGCCGTCAGAGAGAAAGCACACCTATGAGCGAATCACTTGACCGATTGAACAGCCTGGCGGACATCGCCATCCCGGATTTCTCAGGAGTGCAGGGAAGCGGCTGCTACGGATTCGAGCCTACGATTTCGACGCCTCAGGAGTTCATCACGTCAGCAGATTACAACACGCTCACACTGAACCGGCCGGCGCTCAACTACGGGTTCAAAAGCTACGGCCTTGTCCGCAGTCTGATTTGCCAGCCGGTCGATGACGCCTTCAAGGGTGGGCTGAAGATCGAAATTCCTGAGATCACGGACAAGGACGAGCGGGCGAAGCTGGATGAGAAGATGGAGGAGGAGGGCGACCTTGAGGTTGCAAAGTCCGTTTTCCACTGGACGCGGCTTTTCGGCGGGGCCGGTCTTATCCCGGTGACGAATCAGGACCCTTCAACTCCTCTGGACGAAACGAAGCTTGAAGGGCAGATGCTGCGGTTCATAGCCGCAGACAGATGGGAATTGCTGCTGTCGGGAATGCGGCCGGCGAGTTCGGAGGATGGCGGGCCGACTGAGCTGGAGAAGGCACGCAGCCTCTATGCCTACGCGAGCGAAGGGGCTTACAACTACTATGGCATCCCGCTGGACGATTCGCGCGTCATCAAGGTCATGGGACTGGAGGCTCCTAGCCTGATCCGGCCGCGCCTTCAGGGGTGGGGGCTGTCGGTTCTTGAGCAGTGCATGAGGACGATCAACACCTACATCAAGTTTCAGAATCTGCTGTTCAACCTGGTCGATGAGGCAAAGGTTGACATTTACAAGCTGAACGATTTCGCCTCTCAGATTTCGAGCGCAGAGGGAACGGCGATCACGAAACTGCGTATCGGTTTGCAGAATACGATAAAGAATTACCAGAACGCAATCGTGCTGGATTCAGAGGACGATTACGAACAGAAGCAAATGGCGTTTGGCGGGCTGGCGGAAATCATGGTCGAGTTTCGGATCAACCTTTGCGCCGACCTGAAAATCCCGTACAACAAGCTCTTCGGGTTGTCCGCCACCGGTTTCGCGAGCGGCGAGGATTCGATGGAGAACTACAACTCGATGATCGAGGTCGAGGTCCGCAGCAAGGCGCGGAAAGTGCTCCGTCAAATCATACGGCTTCGCTGCCTTCAGCTCTGGGGATACGTTCCAAAATTCACCTTTGATTTCAAGCCGTTGCGGGAACTCTCAGGTCTGGAGGAAGAGCAGGTCCGAACGTCGAAGCAGAATCGCGTCATGCAACTGCGCAGTGCCGATCAAATCGACGGCGAGGAGGCGGATAGGATTCTCCACCACGAGGGGCTTTTGATGATCGATACGGAGGTCGGCGAGGGCTTGCGCGAGCCGGAGCCGGGTGCGGACATGGCAGCCGCTGCGGCTGGCGGTGACTCCGGAGGCATGGGAATTCACCGGGATGCGTCCGGCCATTTTTCCCCGGGCAGTGGTGTTCGTAAATCCCCCAGTACGGACAAGGAGACAAAATCCAATTCCAAGACGTGGGGAATGGATCGCCTGTTCTCAGTAATGGGAATCAAAAAAGCCGCGTGATTTCGCTCCTGCCAATCGTCACAAAGGACAGCTATTCTGCCGCGGTGGAACGGCAGTTACTGGCCTACCTTGAAGAGGTGGTTTACGGTCCGCTTCTGGAAATCCTGCGCGAGGCAGGGTTGACCCCGCAGGCGTCGGACCAGCGGATGAACGCCGTCGCCAATGTGATCGAAGTGGCGATCCGGTCCGGGCGTGTGTTCTACAGCAAAGGTGTGTTCTCCGGTCAATTCGCCCCTGCGGTCGCGCGCGAGCTTCGCCGGCTTGGCGCGCGGTTCAACGACCGCACGCACGAATTCACCCTACCGGAAGATCGCTTTCCCGATGACCTGAAGATCGTCGCGTCAATCGCCCAATCCAAGGCGCAAGAATTGCACAGCAAGATCAGCGCGACCTTGGCGCAGATGGCAGAGAACATTCCGCAGACCAGTAGCGGCATGATCTTCGACCGCGCCGCCGCAAGTATCGCGGATGACCTGAATCGGCAGTTTGACCGGTCGGTCAATCCGCTGGAGGCAATATCAATCCCGGCGGACATCACGGAGACCGTCCGGGCGAAACTCGACGAACGGCTGACGAAGAATCTCGACTTGGATATTCGGGACTGGTCGGCAAACGAAGTGCTGTCGTTGCGGCAGAAAGCGGAGGCGCACGCTTTCGCGGGGGGCCGGGCGGACGGCCTGGCGCGTATCATCGAATCCAGCTATGGAGTCAGCAAGCGCAAGGCGGCGTTTCTGGCCGCGCAGGAGACGAGTCTTGCAGTCAGTGAATACCGGCAGACCCATTTCGAGGCCATCGGCTGCACTCATTACCGGTGGGTGACGGTGAAAGATTTCATCGTCCGGGACGATCACAAGGATTTGGATGGCCATATCTTCGCTTGGGCCGATCCGCCGATTGCCGACAAGCGGAGCGGAACGCACGCAAACCCCGGCGAATTCTACGGCTGCCGCTGCCGCGCTGTCCCGATGATTCCAACGCCGATGGGTACTTTGATATGAGCGAATCACTTGAACAGATCACCGCTCCTACAGAACTTACTCGACGAATCTTATTGATTCGCCGCGAGGTAGAGGGTATGCGAAGGAATCGCAGCGGAATTGATATTGCTATCGCATCCAAGATGAAAGCCCTTGCAAAGCTGGAAGCCCGACTCGCCTTACAGGCTGAGATAGGTCCACGCCGCGCCATGGTCGGTTGCGGGTAGAGCCGTCGTTCCGGGTAGTCACCAACGCGACCAATTGGGCGCGGCCATTCGTGGCGCGTCTGCTGGAGCCTGGCCTTGTTTCCTATGAGGATCAGGGTTGCGGTAAGTCTCTTGTCACAAAGGAGACTATCGACCGATGGATTCAGACGTTTGTTGGCCGGCCGGTCGTGCTGAAGCTAGATGCCAAAGGGGCGAGAGTCCATCCGGCGAACAAAAACAGCGTCACCCCTCAGAATATGAAGGAGCAGGGGTGCGGCTACATCACTGAGGTTTTCTACAATTCCAGTGACGGGTGGTGGTATGGCAGGGGCGTCGTTGACACCGACGAAGCCGTTGCGGCCCTTCAGGACCCGACTGGCTGCTCTGTCGGCTACCACGTCAACCGGAGCGTCCCGTCAACTCAAAGCAGTTCCCCGGGCGGGCGCTGGCATGACATCCCGTTCCATGACGAGATCCAAGAATTTGAAGGTTTGCACCTCGCTATCGTGGATTCCCCTCGATACGAGGCGGCGACGATCAGACTGAACGCGAAACAACCCAAAGACAACATGAGCATGTTCAAGTGGTTCAAGAAAGCCGCCCCCGGTGCAACCGTGAGTGCGGACGACGCGGCGCAAGCCGCCGCTGCCAAGCTGGCAGCCGACAATGACGCGACGAAGGCCGCGGCCGACAAGCTGAACGCCACCGCTGCGCCCGATCAGATTTCCGGCGAGTCAGAGTTTGAAATCGCCACGGCTGACGGGAAGACGGAGAAGGTGACGCTTGCGAAGCTGATCGAAGCCCACAACGGCAAAGGCAGCGGCGAGATGGACGGCGAGACTGAAATCGTCCACAACGGCAAGACCTACAAGCTTAACGCGCTCGTGCAGGCGTTCGACATCTGGGAGAAGGAAAAGCAGAACGCCGCTGACGAAGCCAAGACAAAGGCCGAAAAGGAAACGAAGGAGAAGGAAGAGGCGGACAAAAAGACCAAGGAGAACGCTACCGCCAAACCTGACTTCTTTCGCGTCGTGCTGAATGCCGCCGCCAACGCCGCGCAGGCTCCCGAGTCTGCCCCGCAGTTCGACACCCTATCCGAGCGCCTTGCTCGCGGGCAGGAGCAATTCGGCACGCCTGCCAAGAAATAACCGAAACCACACTCTCGAAAACACACTAACAGGAGATTTCAACCATGTCTGAGAATGTCCAAAATCTGAATCAATTCGCGCAGACCGCAATCGTCGGTCAGCAGGATTTGACGGTCAACAACAACATCATTCCGGCCCGCATTTATGCGAGTTCGTCCGGCGGCGCCCTTCTGGTTGCCGGCAATGCGTTCAAGCTCGTGGATCAGGTCGGAGAGATGCCGATCATCGACCTCGTGACCGGCGTGACCGATACGCCGTATTGCGTGGCGATCCACCAGATGAAGAATGACACGTTCACCGCCGGCCAGGTGATCGACGTGGCGCTGTCCGGCTCCGTCGTGTACATGCAGGCCAGCGCGGCGATCGCGCGCGGCGTGCGCGTGCAGATCGATCCGACCGGCCCGACCGTTGCCACCCTCACGAGCCTCGGAACGAACGCCAGCCTTGGCGTTTGCATCGACAAGCCTTCCGCCGCTGGTGCCATGTGCCGCATTCAGATCAACCCGGCCGATCCGAACCAGTCCGCTTACTAACCAACCCGCGAAGAAACAACCAAATCAACAGAATCAACAATGAATACCATTCGATACGTCACGAACGGGCGCGGGGAGAGGGAAGCCGATCCGATTCGCTCGACAAACGGCCTGACGCTCTTCAACGCATCCGGCGACATTGCCGACCAGTCACTCGGCTTCAAGTACGCCACCGACACCTTGAGTTACATCAAGGCCGAGGTGACGAAACAGAAGTTCTACACGGTGCCCTTTGCGGACATCGTGCCGACCGCGATTGGCCGTGGTAGCTGGGCAGACCAGATTTTCACGAACGTCAGCTTTGCCTCTGCCGCCTCGTTTGAATCCGGCTTCATCCAGACGGGAGACAACACCCGTTTTGCCGGGGTCGACGCCGCTGTCGCGCAGAAGAGCCAGAAGGTTCGCACGTGGGCCAAGCAGCTCACGTATAGCATCGTAGAAGTGATGCAGGCGCTTCAGGCCAACAACTGGGACCCGATCATGGCGAAGGCCGCGGCGCTCAAGAAGAATTACGACCTGGGCATCCAAAAGATCGCCTTCAACGGCGTCGCTGGAGACGCGGACATGACCGGTCTGCTGAATAACACCGGCGTCACGGTTGACGTGGCGACCATTGCCGCCGCGATTTCCGGGAAGTCCGCTGCCGATCTGGCCACGTTCGTTACGGCGTTGATCAAGTCGTACTTCATCGGCCTCAGCACGACGGACGTTGGCGCGAGCTACACGGCCATGCCGAATCACTTCATTATGCCGTGGTCGGACTTCCTTGGGCTGTCGACTCCGTTCCCCGGCACGATTGGAACATTCCCGCTGCCGATGATCGATTACCTAGAGATGGCGTTCAAGAAGCAGACGGGCAACCCGGATTTCAAGATCGTCCCGTTGGCGTACTGCGAGGCCGCAAACAGCGCGTCGGGCACGCACGAATACTGCCTCTTCCGCAAGGACCCGGAGTCCCTGCTGTTCGAGCTTCCCATCGGCTTCACCACCACGCAGGCCAACACGCTCAACAACTTCACATTCCAGAGCGTCGGTTACGCGCGCGTGGGTTCTGTCGGAATCTTCCGCAACGCCGAAGTGCGCTACTTCCACTACTAATCCACCTCATTCATTCAACAATTACGGGCGGCGCTGATCGTGGTCGGCTCCGTCGCGGGAGCCGTAACCCGCATTCTTCCACGAAAGAATTCACATGAAAGTGTACAACAAAGGGCACAGGACATTTGCCTGCGGTAGTTTCTCGATTACCGCCGGCAAACACACGCTGGTTCCCCCGGAATCAGAGGCGTTGGTCAAGATGATGATGACTCGATACCCGGGCGAGCTGATTGACGCCGGGGATGCTGACGCTGACATCGCGGCCAAGACTGCGATGCTGGAAGCCAAGGACAAGGAAATCGCGGATCAGAGGGTGATCATTGCCAATCTTCAACGGCTCCTGACGAAGGACGTTGGGGATTCTCGCGTGAAGGCGAATCGCCGGGCGGACGTTGCCGAGCTGGAGTTGGACAACGCGCGCGAGGAGATTGCCAAACTGAAGGCCGCTCTGGCCCCCAAGCCTATCGTCCTTCCGGTCATAGTTGCACCGGCCGCGCCTGCCGTCATCGCAGACAAGGGTTAATCCATGGCATTCACCGTTCCAACGGTCGCGCAGTTCAAAGCTCAATTCGTCCGTGATTTCCCCTTCGCCCTACCAGAGGGCGGGAATCCCGGAACGAACGACAAGCGCGTTTTGGACGGTGACATCACGAATGCCCAAACAGCCGCCGGCATGAATTCAAACGTAAATCTCTGGTCGAGTCAGACGGAGTACACCTACGTTTTCAACCTGCTGACGGCTCATTTTCTGGTCACGAACCTGCTCGCCAGTTCACAGGGACTGCGCGGGCAAGGTTCTTGGCTGACACAGAGCAAGTCGATTGACGGTGTATCAGAGTCGTTCGCCATCCCGCAGCGCGTGCTGAATAGCCCGACGCTGGCACCGTTGAGCAAGACGACCTACGGGCTTCAGTATCTCAACATCCTGGCCCCGCGCATGGTCGGCAACATCATGGCGATTCCGCGCCAAACTTCCGCCCGATGATCAGCAAATCCATAGTCGTTGCGAATTTCGCTCCGCTCGATGCGCTGAATCTCGACATCGAGAACAACCGCGGGGCGTATGTGAAAGTCGGCATTCTTGGCGACGGTGGCCACGTTGGGCGCAAAGAGACGGGGATCAACAACCCCAGCCTGGGGCTGGCGCACGAGTTTGGCGTTGCCTCCCACAACCTGCCCCAGCGGTCTTTCCTGCGCGTGCCGCTATCGACGGAGCTTCCAAAGCGGATGGCTGCCCTTGGCCGCGACTTCTGGCAGGCGATTCTCGACAAGAAGGGCGTCAAAGGCGGGCTGCGAATCCTCGGAGGCTATGCGGAAAAGACGGTTGACGACGCCTTCGCCTCCGGAGGGTTTGGTCGATGGCCGACATGGAGCGACAAGTACGGTCGCCACCGCGAGCTTGAGCAGCGCATGAAGAAACGGAAGATGAACAAGATCGGGCCGATTCCGCTGGCCATCCTTGTCCGCACCGCGCAACTCGCCAAGTCCATCACCTCTGCCGTCGTAGGAGGCAAAAAGCCATGATGGCGATCTACAACGCGGCGGATTCGACGCCTGACGTGGGGGCTGTTTCACAGGCTCCGAACGTCAGCTCGACATTGAACGGCAATTTGCTGCCGGTCCAGTTCTCGTCCGTGAGCAAGTCGATTGATCCTGTCACCAAGGAAGTGAAGGAAATTATCGTCACGGTCGAAACCCTCGCCAGTATCCAGCCGCTTCGCACGCGCGAACTGGCGATGAAGCCGGAGGGCGAGCGGAGCTGGGAATGGTACAAGATTTACGCGCTACCGGAATTGGTCTTGAAGACCGGAGACATGATCCAGATCAACGGCGAGGGCAGTTTCCGAGTGATGGGACTGAAGAACTGGCGGGCGCGCGGGTATATGTATTACGAAATCGTCAACGGCTTCACGGCCCCGACCGGCAATGCCTGAAGTGATCACAACTCCAGACACGCCGGCATTGATCGCGGAATTGATTCGTGCGCAGATGCACTTGTCGCAAGATCCTCCGCGGGTTTTCGTGTACAATTCGGCATGGCCGCTGCCGGACACTAACGACCTGTTTGTCGTTGTGGGCATTCTGGCAGATGACGATTTCGGGGCAGGTCTAAACTACGCAGTGAACCCGGCGACCGGAGACATGACAGCCCAGCAGGTTCTTGAGCGAACGACGACCTACACCGTTGACGTGTTCTCTGTTACCACAGAGGCCCGCCGACGCCGCCACGAGGTTCATTTCGCGCTTCAGGGTGACGCCGCGCAGGTCTTGAGCGAGGCGCACGGCCTGAGGATCTTCCGCCCGTCCAACTTTATCGACCTTTCCGAAATCGAGGCAAGCCGCCGGATGAACCGATTTCAAACCCAGTTCCAAGTATTCGAGGGATTCTCACAAACGCGGCCCGTGGCGTCCATGACGCATGGACCAATCACAACTGAAATTCAACCATGAGCACCGCCACACTGCCTGTTTCAACAGTCGTTACCATTTCCGTTTCCGCGCCGCAGCCCGGGCTGTTGGTGCCGAACGTCAACAACATCTGCATCGTCGACACGGAGGCGCCTGCCGTGCCCAGCAACCTCACGAACAACCTTGGTATCTATGCCACGGCCGCGCAGGTCGGGGTCGACTGGGGCACCACGAGCGAAGCCTACCTGCAGGCGCAGGCGATCTTCAATCAACAGCCGAACATCCTTGCCGGTGGTGGTCAGCTTGCGATTTACGCCATGAGCGGAGCCGTCACAACGGTTTCTCAAGCCATCGCGGCGGTCGAGGGTCTGATCTATGTCGGGGCCTACCTCTGGGCCGGCTATTCGCCCAATGCGGCTGAAGTTGAGGCCGCGGCAAGCGCGGTCAATACGCTCCGCAAGATCCTTGGCGTTTCCAGCTACCAAGTCAGCGATATGACTTCTCCGGGAGTGCTGTATGCAATCTCCGGATCGAACCTGCCGAGCGCGGATCTTGTCCTCTACACGCAGGCGGGCACGGCGGTGGGAGCACGGCTCGCGGAAGCGGCCCGGCTGTCCCAGCAGATGGCCACGAACTTCTTGGCTCAGAATTCCTGCATCAACATGAACATGAAGACGGCGCAGGGACTCACGGCTGACGCGGGGATCACTCCGGCCGTCCTGACAACCGCGTCCGGTCTTGGCGTCAACGTGTACGGAAACATCCAGGGCGTGGCGAAGTGGATTTCCAACGGCGGACCGAACAACATCTATCTGGACAACACGTTCAATCTGCTCTGGTTCACCAATGCTCTCCAGGTTGCATACTTCAACGCGCTGGCAACGACTTCGACGAAGATCCCGCAGACGGAGGCCGGCATGACGACGATCAAGAACGCGCTTTTGGCAGTCTGCAAACAGGGCGGGCTGAACGGCTATTTGGCCCCGGGCCAGTGGAACGCCACGGACACCTTTGGCGACAATGTGAGCTTCCTGCGCAACATTACGCAGCTCGGCTATTACATCTATAGCCAGCCGATGGCGGCGCAATCGCAGGCGGTGCGGGTGACGCGAGCGGCCCCGCTCGTGCAGATCGCCGCAAAGCTGGCCGGAGGGATCAACACCGGTTCTGTGAGCGTTTTAATCAACCCGTGATCGGCACGGCAAACCAATCAACCAGGAGAATAGACCATGAGCGGACCTACAATCGCACTGACCGGAGCCGACACCATTGCAGTCGACGGCGTTCCGATGAACAACTTTGGCCCCGGCGACGTGATGACCGGGGAGTTCCCGAACGACGTCTCCACTGTGGAAATCGGGAAAAACGGGAACGTGGTTGCGGCGCTCAATGCGCAGGGCCAGAAATTCGAGGTCGTTCTGCGGACCCTGCGCGGCTCGCCGGAAGACATCTATCTGACGACCCGTGAGGCGCAGTTCCTTTCGGACCCCGCTTCGTTCTCGACGTACACGGGCAATTTCGTGAAACGGGTGGGCAATGGGTCCGGGCGCGTGGCGTTCGACACGTACATCGCCGCTTTCGGACTGCCCAAGAAACTGCCGGGCTTGAAGGAGAATGTATCCGGCGACGTTTCGCAGGCGGTCGCCGAGCATTCAATTACCTTTGGGCAGGCCCTTCGCGCAATCTTCTAAGCAACCGATCGATCTAACCTTCAGGACCACGAACCATGAAGAAAGTCACCACACTGAAAAGCGGTCATGTCTTGACCGTGAATGTTGCAAGCCTTGCGGCTGCATCGGAGCTGAAATCCGTCATCGCAAATGAACTCCAGCGGCGCGTCACATTGAACGGCATGTCGGACGGCGTTGTCTTCGCGCTCTTGGCGGGCAACCGAAAGGGCGTGCTGGGGGCCATTGCGGGCAGCGACGTGAATGTCCTATGGCAGATCGTCCTGACGTTGCTCGGCTCGCGCGAGATCGAAGCCGCGTTTTTCGAGTGCGCCAAGGTCTGCACGCTCAACACAGTGGGGCCGGACGTGAAGATTGACCGGACGACTTTCGAGCCGGAGGAAGTGCGCCGGGATATGATCCCGGTTGCGCTGGAGGTGATGAAGGAAAACCTCAGCCCTTTTTTCGAGGACCTTCTATCGCAGTCACCCATCCCCGGAGCGGAGACAGCCGCCAGCCCGAAATAACCTGCACCATGGATGACACCCGGCTTGCATCCTTCAGGATAGCGGAGGCCGGATACTTCGGAGGGAATCCCCTCCTTGTGTTGGATGCGCCGGTTGACGTGGCAATGGATCTTCTGCACTTCCTGAAATTCCGGTCAGAGCTTGAAAGCACGTTCGCGGAACTGAACAAACCAAAAGGAATGTAAGTGACGATTGGCGAGCTATTTGTAAAGTTGGGTTTTAAGGTTGAAGGCGCTGGCGACTTCAAGAAGGTTGCTGCGGACCTGAAGGACAACGCGGCGGCAGCCGGCAAACTCGCTATTGGAATCGATGCGATCATGGCGGGGTTCACCGGCATGATGTATCTGGCGATGCAGGCCGGGACTACGCTTCAGAAGTTCCACTTGACAACCGGACTCAGCACGGACGAACTTCAGCGGTGGCGATTTGCCGCGGCCGGCGCGAGCGTTGCGGCGAATGAACTCGACGACGCGGTAAAGCAGATCCAGATGGCCGGCATGAAGGCAAGCGCGACCGGCGAGGGCGTGGGCGCGTGGTATCTGCTCGGAATCGATCCGCGCCAGAACCCATTCACGATTCTCCGGCAGTTGAACCAGGAGAATCACAGCGTTGACCAGACGCGCGTGGCCGCAGCTCGCTACATCGCAGAGCAGGCGGGGTTTGGGGCGAACATTTTTCAGATGCTTCGGGGCGACCTGAATCTCAACACGCCAGCCGGAAGTTTGGTTTCGCCTGACGACGCAAAGCGCCTCTATGAGATGAACGGGGAGTGGAACCAGATGAAGCTGCGTATCGAAGCCGCGGGGGAGCGGTTCGCCGTGGTTTTCAAGCCGGCGTTTGAAGACTTCATCGGAGTACTGTCCCGCTTACTGGAGAAGACTGGGGGATTCTTTGACTTCCTGAATAGCGGCAGCGCGAAGGCCACGGAGATGAATGACAACATCAACACCTTGGCCAAAACTTTCGGCATGTTTGCGATAGCTCTATCTGCTGTAGCGCTGGCAGCCAAAGGAGTTGCCCTTTCGATGAATCTCATAGGAGCAGCAACGGGACCTGTCGGGGCAGCGATCTTGGCGATAATGACCGTCATCGGTCTGTCCACCGACTTCAGCAATTTGCCGGAAGAGAAAGACGATGCTCACAAAGGCGGAATGAGCATGGATGAAGTGAGGGAAGAAGCGACAAAGACTCCTAGCAAACAGCCGTCCTCTAGAGCGGCTAGGTATATGAGAGAAAAGTACGGGCAAATTGATCGCTTGAATGATGCCCCGCCTTCATCGATGCGAGACTGGATCAGGCTCTCCAGAGAATCCGGTGCATTTAGCCTCAATCGAACAGCCCCGGCAGCAACGACCGTTCAGCAAACAAACACGTTCAACATCAACGGGGCGCAGTCACCGGAGGCCACGGGGTTGGCTGTTGGCAGCCACATTCAGCGGATGCTCCGTGATGCGTCGAACAACGTCCCGGCCGCTGCCTATTGACCATGGCGACGAACATCATTCCCAGCGATTCCCCTAGCGTATTCGAGGCGTTGAACACGCTCGAAACGAGCAGCCCTGGGCAGTACGCGGCCATCGTGCGGCCAAATAACCCGCCGCCCGGGATAGGCGGCTTCCTGTTCGACATTCCAGGCGATGAGGAATTGCGGCTCAAGTCGGCGATCTCCCGGCACTACGTTGAGAACAACACGCCAATTTCAGACCATATCGCGCTTGAACCGGAGATGATCACCTTGCGCGGCGTGGTGGCCGAAATAGCCACGCCAACGGCTCCGCAGAAGGCGGTCAACAACGTGGTCGGGGTTCTTCCTATCTGCGCTCCCATGGTCCCGACCATGAGCGCGGGCGTTGTTGCGAAGATGGCGGCAATCGTGATCGGTACGGTTTCCAATAAGGCGGGCGGGATCGGCGGACAAATCGGATCGATGGCAGCCGCAGGGCTTGCGGGCGGCGGGATAAGCAGCGCGCAGATGCAGGCGACCGTCACTGGCGCCGTCGCGCAGACCGCGGCGAACCTGTCCGGGTTGCCAGCCGCTTCTATCACCAGCCTGCTCGGATTGATTTCCAGCGGATCGTCAGGCAATACCACGCAGGCGATGAACATCCTTTGCGCGTCCGCCAGCTCCCCGGCGATCTCAAGCGCGGCAATAAATCTGCAAATCCTCGGAGCGAAGACGCCGACTTCGACGAATCAGAGCGTTTACAACTACTTCGCCAACTCTTCCGCATACCAGACTAAGGGACCGCGCCAGTCGAATGCCTCCCTGTTCTTTCAACAGGCGTGGTGGGGTCGTCAGCTCATGTCCGTTGAAACGCCGTGGGGGATTTTCAACAACATGGCTATTGCCGAGATTCGCGCCGTGCAACCAAAAGAGAGCAAGTGGCAGACGGACATGACGGTGATCTTTGAGAAGATCCGAGTCGTTGGCGACATATCGACGAAGATCGGCCAGCTTGCAGATCGGAATGCGATTCAATCCGCACCGCAAACCCAGATCGGAAATGCCGGCATGACCCAGCCGACAACGAGCCAATCAACGAGCCTCTATGTCGGATTCTCGACGGCCGCGGGTGTTTGACCATGCCAACGATTCTCACAGGACTGACGGACAATCCGAATCAGCAATGGCCCATCACTATTCCTGACGGCACCACGGCGACATTAAGCCTTGTCTATCGGCCTCAGCAGCTGGGATGGTTCTACGATTTGAGCTGGGATGGCAATACCCCGCCATGGCAGAATAACGGGCGGCGTCTTGTGGCCGGTCCGAACGTCCTGCGGCAATACCGAAACCAGATCCCGTTTGGCCTGACGGTCTCGACGGGCAACAATCTGGACCCGTTCGCACAGACGGCGTTTATCGACGGGACATGTACGCTGTTGCTTTTGGACCCAGTTGACATTTCAGGGATCGAATCTGCGCTCTTCCCATGAGCTTCGCTGGCGCAAAATTCGGCAGGACGTGCAAGCTGAACCTTGAGGTCAATGCGATCTCAGGAACGAAGGCCAGCATGACGATTCCGCCGGAATGCTCTATTGAATTCACCGTCACGCGCCAATCGCTCGCCAGCACGCAGACCGCCCAGTTCAAGATTTTCGGGCTTGGCCCCACCACGCGCGAACTGATTTATAAGGACCGTTTCGACTGGACTCAGTTTCGCGCCATTCAGTTCTTTGCCGGTTACGACGGGTTCATGCCGCGGATCTTCAACGGGACGATCCTTCAGGCGTACTCTGAGAAGCAGAAAGAGGAGACGGTGACGATCATCGATGCTTACGACGGCGGCAACATGATGACCAATGGCTGGACGAACACAGCCACGGCCGGCGCAAAGACCCGGAAGGAAGTGCTGAACCAGCTTGGGGCCAGCCTGCCAAACATCCAGGGACCTCCCATCGTTGGCGATTTCCCGACCGTCAACATGCGCGGCGAAGTGCTGAACGGAAATACATGGGATCTCATCCGCCAGCAGAGTGACGACAACTGCACGATCTCAGATGGGATTGTTTACGTTCTCCAGCCGACAGAGGGATTGCTGAACGGACAGGTTCAGAACATCGCCACTCTCTCAAGCGCCAGCTCGACAATCCCAGTGATCAATTCGGCCACTGGCCTGCTGGGCGCTCCGAGGCGGTCCGGCGTTTTCGTCGAGTGGGAAATGCTCTTTGAACCGCGGTTGCAGCTCTTCCAGATTGTGGATATTCAGAGTACGTTCAACCCGAAATTCAACGGTGCCCACAAGACGATGGGATTCCGCCACCATGGCATGGTTTCAAAGTCCGTCACTGGCGATTACCAGACGACGGCCAGCTTCCTTTTTGGCAAGGGCAACACTTTCAGCGCGGCGGTCGCCGCACTCGCAGGATGAGAAACCAAGGATCAATCCCGGAACAAGACCTGCGCGCGCTGCTCGACAGTGAGCAGGTCCGGCTGTTTGCGAAATTCAACGGCTGCCGGGTCGGGGTGATCAACAGCTACGCGAACCAGAAGGCGGTCGTTCAGCTCGTGAACACTCAGGCGGTTTTCAACACGCCGATGACATCGAGCGTCGAGCCGACGAAGCCGACCCTTTACCCGTATCCGCTCCTTGTGGACGTTCCGGTTTTCGTGCTGTCGGGCGGGGCCGGCTACATCACTTGCCCGATTTCCAAGGGCGACCCGTGCATCGTCCTGTTCAACGACCGGGATCTTGACCCGTGGTTCACAGCCGGAACCTTGGGCGCTCCTCCGAACAGTACGCGGATGCACTCGTTGGCGGACGGGATCGCCTTGGTCGGTATCCGGCCGGCGACCAATCCCATTCCCAGCAACGGGTCGGCAATCGTGGTTCATCACCCTTCGATCAAGCTCGATGGGAATGCCTACGTGCCGGCGTTCCCGACAGACACTTTCGTCTCGGCTGACGGCGCAACAGTGACGGTGGTAAACGGATTTGTAACGAACATTTCAAGGTAACATGGCAGCGATCAACACAGCATGGGTAAACAACCTCACGGCGCAGGTGAACTCGGTCAATGACTGCGCATCACTCCAGCTCGTGGCCACATTCGTTGAGCAGGCGATGACGGCACAGATAGAGGCGCAGATCCGGCAAATGACGGCGCTCGCCGGTCTCTGCGTCTCGCCGACCGACCTGCCTTCAACGATCACTTTCCTTGCCAAGCTCGTGGCGTTCTACGAAGTCCAATACGCGCAGGCGGTTGCCAGTCAGGTTGCCCTGCTCGCGGCCTACACGGAGCTTCTGGCAGCCATCAGCGCGAAGATAGGAACGCTGGGCTGCACGATCTCTCTTCCGTCCTTGCCTACACTGCCAACTCCTCCTATTTGAAACTCCCGTGCTAACGTCGAACAGCATCCGCGGTCTTGACGCAAATGGAGACTGGCAATTCGGCCAAGGATTCTCCAGCTATGCGACCGGCCGCGCGGCGATTATTCAGGACATTCAGACGAGCCTTCTGTTTTTCCAGAACGATTGTTTTTGGGCTATGACATTCGGCGTCGATTGGTGGAACCTCCTTGGCCAGCTCGGAGCGGCGGCAGAGAACGCAATCCTGATTCAGGTCCGGCAAGTCATAGCGCAGACGCAGGGAATCGTTTCCATCGATTCCGTTGACGTGATACTCGACAGCGGGAATCGAAAACTGACGATCCGCTACACCGTCAACGACATTTACGGTCAGTTCAACGGATCGGTCCAACCAACTTCCTGACATGGCAACAAACAGCATCGGCGCAACGGGCATCACGATTCAGGGGCTTCTGGATATTCTGGCCGAGCTGAACGCCGGGATGCAGGCCATCTATGGCAGCGGGATCAACATCAACCCGAACAGCCCGGACGGACAGATGATCAACCTGTTTGCGCAGGCGAAGCTGGACGTTCTGGAAATGATCCTAGCGGTGGCAACTTCGTTCGACCCAGACCAGGCGACGGGCGTCTTGCTTGACCAGCGGGTTGCCATCAACGGAGTCGTTCGCGAGCCTGGCACTTACACGCAGCAGGCGGTCTCTGTGACAGTCAGCCAGGCTGTCACACTCCCGGGGCTGGACCTTTCGCCGAGTTCACCTTTCACGGTCGCCGATTCGACGGGCAACCAATACCAGCTCGTTACGACCTACGCTTTTGGGGGTGCTGGGACCGCGAGTCTGACTTTCCAGGGCGCGACAATCGGGGCGATCTCCAGCCCTGCGAACACAATCACGGTCCCTGTGACCATTCTGGCGGGCGTGACGACGATCAACAATCCTTCCGTGGCTTCGTTCGTTGGCGTCGACGAAGAGCCGGACGTTCTTCTGCGCATCCGGCGCACCAACTCGACGGCGTTGCCAAGCCAAGGGTTTCTTGCTGGAATGATCGGCGCCATCATGGCGGTCAACGGCGTGACTCAGGTGGCGGTTTTCGAGAACCAGACGCCGGCCGTGAATGGCTACGGAATGCCGGCAAACTCCGTTTGGATCATTGTTGCGGGCGATCCGGTGGCCGCACAGGTGGCGGCTGCGATATACGCCAAGAGGCACGCAGGAACGCCCCAGATGAACGCCGGCGCGGGCGGTGTGGGCACGGCCAGCCTGTCCGGAACGGCAGTCAATGCGATTGCCAACACGAACGCAGGGAACGGCTATTTCAACGCGCCGGGCGTCAAACTGGTTGGCGGGGGCGGTGCCGGAGCCTTGGCGCACACGACTGTCGACGGTTCTGGGCACATTGCCAGCTACGTCATCGACGCGGGCGGCACCGGTTACACGAGCGCCCCGACCGTCGAGCTGAACCCAAACACGGTCGCCACGGCGGTAACGCAACTGGACAGCACTGTTTTCACGATCTTCTATGACACGCCGGTTGCTGAGGCGCTTTGGTTCCAAGCGACCCTCACAGCCATCACTGGCGCACTCGACAGAACGTGGATTGCCGCGCAGATCCTTGCGCAGTTTGGAAGCTCCTACAGGATCAACCAAGCGGCGGACACGGCCAGTATCGTGGCGTTCATCAAATCGATTGCGCCAAACGCCAGCGTGGCCAGCGAAGGAGTTTCCACCACGGGAAGCGGCTTCTCCAATCTTGTCACTCCCACCGGCGTCAATTACCAGTTCACGATTCCCGACGTGTCCCACATCACCATTTCCTGATGGCCCGCGACCTCCAGACCGTTGAGCAGTATTACAGCGACCGGCTCCCGATTCAGTTTCGGGGCAGCCCGAAAGCCGCCGCGACCATTCAGCTTCTGGCAAAGCAGGCGGTCGGGGATCTCATGGTGCAGGATTTGCAGGATGCGTTTGACATCAACACGGCGGTCGGCCCGCAACTCGACATTCTCGCCAAGTATGTCGGGGTTAACCGTGATGTCGTCACGTCGTTGACGATGCCCTATTTTGGGTTCGCTGAGTACGACGGGAGCAGCACAAACACTAACGGGTTTCAGGATTATTCTTCCTATCCGTCATTAGTTGGCTTGGGCGCGGCAATCGCCTCCGGCCCAGCTGAGGCCATGGGGAGCAACCCGGCGAATCCAGCCCAAATCGTTGCGGCAGGCCATGCCTCTCCCTCACAGCTCCAATACAGCACCGACAATGGAGCGACCTGGACCCAGGTAACGGTTGCCGGGGGATGGAATTTCAGGACGGCGGGGGCTGTTTGCTGCGGGAACGGATACTGGGTGGTGACTGGACCGGACAACGGGAATCAGCTGAGGGTGGCCTACTGTCCGGTGACGGATCTGACGGCGTGGACATCGATCACCCTCGGAGAAGTGAACCACTTCGGCGGCCTGTGCGCCTGCTGCTTCGCGACTGACATAGGGCAGTTTTGCGCGGTGGCCGGCACGCAAACCACAAACCTCTGGATTTCGTTTACCTGCACCGTCCCCAGTGCATGGACGAGTCACGCTACTGCTCTATTTAGCTCCCCCCAGTCTGGCGGCATCTGCCGCGGTGCCGGACTGTTCGTGGCTGTCACCTACAGCGATTCCTATATCAGTGCTGACGGGATCACATGGACGCATTACGCGGGGTCTTTCGTCGGTGCAGCGTGCGTGGTGTATGCCGCCGCACAAGGCAAATTCGTGATGGGCGCTCAATCTCCGTCAACGGTTCCCATTTACATCTCATCTGACGGTCACAGCTGGTTAGATGCAGGGGCAGCAACGGGAAGCGTTCCCCCGGCGGCGATCACGTACACCAATGGCCTTGTGGTGGCGGTTGGTGGGGGGGGTGAGGTCAAGGGGTATCTTTCAAGCTCAAATCTTTCCTCTTGGGTCGCATCATCGCTACCGGTGGAACTGAGTTTTGCGTATGCAGTGTGTCCGTGCTTGGGCGGCGTGATCGCCGGATCGGACAATGGGAATAACTACGTGTCAATTAGCAATATCGGCGTTAGTTATTGGAATCTCGACGGCATTTTCCTCCAGTACGATTACCAGTCAACAGCGTTGACTGCGATGGCCGATCCAGATTTCCGTTTCGTTATGAAACTCCAGATCGTGCTGAACCATTGCAACGGCACATTGGCGTCGATTCAGCAATATCTGGCCACGTTCTTCTCCGGGCTCATCACCGTTGTTGACAACCAGAATATGAGCCTAACCTACAGTATATCGCATCTCGTCCCGGTCGATCCTTCGATTCTCGCAAACTATCTGCCGCGGCCCATGGGCTGCTCGCTAACAATCAACGTCACCTAATATGGCAGCAATCCCACGTTTCTTTCAGAAGATTTTCGGAGGCGGTCTTACGCCAGGAACAAACACACTTCCCGACTTCGGATCACTCGCGGCCGGGACTCCTACGTCGTCGGGCAATCTGGCGACCATGCAGACGTCGGCATGGCTGCAAGGATGGGCTACTGCGATCATCGGCAACCATTCCCCGACGCTTCAGGATTTCAACACGCTGTTCTACGAGATCACGAGCCAACTGGCGTACATCCTTCAGCAGGGAATCCCTGAGTGGGAGACGAACACGACGTATAAAAACGGAAGCTTCTGCCAGGTGGCTGGCGTGCTTTACAAGTCGATTCAGGACAACAATACCGGGCACGCCGTAACGGATTCGTCTTGGTGGAACCCGTTCTTGAGCACGGTAAACACAGCCGGAGCGGCTACGGCCTTTGTCAACTTCGCAGGGCCAAGCGCCGCAATCAACAACGCGCTGAATATCAGCGCGGTTACGCTCATAGCTACGGGCCATTGGGCTATCAATTTTAACCCGGCCATGGCAGACACCAATTACGTCGTTGTCGCGAGTTGCCAAGGATACGACAGCACCATGCGGGATTACATCGTACTGGGGGGCAGCAGAACTATATACAGCTTCGATGTTTGGTGCAAGAACGACAATAACGAGGTCCATAATTCACCCTGCGTGAACGTGGCCGTGTTTGGAACCTGACCTATGAGCACAGTACCAATTCCAATTCGCCTTCAGCTCAGCACGGTTTCCGCCACGGCACCGATTGACGCCAACACCGGAAACCCGCCGGCCGCATGGCGCGGGCAGGCGCTCGCGGTGCAGGTCGGGATATTCGACGGCAGCGGAGTTGCGGTGGATCTTTCCAGCCTCGCAAGCCTCACGGTGGCAATCCAGACGGACGTCAATGCACTGACTCCGCTGGCCACGGTCACAACGACAGCCATCGGGAACGCCCTCACTATGGCCGATTGGCTGGCAGGACTGGCCCAGCAGGCGGAATGCGACTTCACGGCTGCCCAGATGGACCAGAGCCTTGGCGGTGCGGCCTACGCGAGCCTATGGGTCGTGGTCACTGGCATTACGACCTCCGGCGCTCAGATCATCTACGGGGCCGGGGCTTTCACTCTCGCCCTCGCATCGAACAGCGTTCCATTCCCGCCGCCAGCCGGCCTCGTGTCCTACCACTCACAGACCAACACCACGGGCAATTCCACTGTCAGTCCGACGAGTCAGCTGCACACTGAGAAGCTGACAACCGCGGGCGCCGCACGAACAAGCGCGGTAATCATGGCTACCGCTGGCATTTCAGCCGGTGCGCGCGTAACGCTGGCCTTAGCCGGCCTCAACGTCATCTCCGGGATCGTCCTGAACTTCTACAGCGGAAGCACGTCCGGTCCGCTCCTTTTCAGCTACACTACAACTGGCATAACGTCCGCTGGCGTGGCCGAGTTCTTCTTTGACGGCACTCAGTGGCAATTCCTGTTCGACAAAATCCCTTCACTTTGATAGCTCGATAACGTCCTTGAGCAAATAATCCAATCATGAAAAGACTTCTCGCTGTTCTCGCGCTTCTCCTTCCGTCAGTCGTTCTCGGCACGTCTCCGACGCCCGGCGGTTCGCTGGGAGTGGCAGTCAGCTCCAACGGGGCGCACCAATTTCTTCAGGTCGATTCTCTGAACAACCTGATCCCATCGATTTTAGCGGTCGGATACGGATTTGCCAGCCCGATTCCTGCCCCGGCTGGAAGCGTGGCGATCGCGGTTGATCCCAGCGGCCATTACCAGTTCCTTCAGGTGGACTCGACGGGTGCGCTGATCACGAACGTTACGAATAACTCCCCCGTCCTCGCCTCCCTTGCCTCGCCGGCACCGAGCGCGGGGGCAACGGCGGTTGGCGACACCGGGGCCAATGCCGGCAAGTGGGTTGTCGGAACAACAAACTCCCCTATCATCGCAAGTGCCGTGATCGGGCAAACAGGTTTAATCGGCATTCCTAACCTATTAACAATAGGTCGAAATATAGTTAATCCCGCAAGTAACGACAATTGCGCGTATATTTTGTGTTGGCCTAGTTTCACAACTCCGGGGACATTAACTGTCAACACGTTCGCCACTAGAACGGAAAATCGAGTAATTATCGCGACAGGCACACAACTGGGTCCGTTCGCGTCTTTACCGGGGGCACAATCCGGCGAATCCAACGCTGTATGGAGCGTAGCTCTACGGAACTATAACGGCGCGGCTGACGACGACGGCGGAAAGCTCACCAACCAATATGCTTTTCGCGGAGAATATGGACATTTCAGCTCTAACGCCGCCGCCACTCCGCAAACGTTAAACTCCGTTGGACTTTTCTTGCGACCGTTTTGCTATACGGGAACTATCACAAACCTATATGATCTCTACATAGCGAACGATAGGGAGCCGTTTGCGGGAACCGTGACAAACCACTACGGGTTTTACTCTCCAAGCACGACCGCCCAGCACTACATGGCAGGGAATTTGTTTCTTGGCCTGACCCCCGCGACTTCCGCGTGGAAACTAAGCGTGCTCGGGGAAACGATGTTTGGCAACACCGCAGCCAACGCATTTTACACTCAGGGGTCATCGATCAATGGACAGTATGGAACCAATGCGAACGGCTCGATGTGGCTGAATTTCGCTGGCTACAATGGTGGAACTACCCAGTTTCGAGACACCAAGATTGGAGACGGTAAGAATGCCGCTGTAGTAACCTGCACCGGGAGCACTAAGGGAGTGGCTTTCGCGGGGGCGATAACTACTACGGGTATCACCATGGGCAGCGGCACGGGCACCGTTACCGCAGCAAGCGGGGTGTTCTCAGTCACGTCCGATAAGCGGGCAAAGAATCCTCATGGGGATTTCACCACTGGCCTCGATGCGATCCGTCAGCTTCACCCCGTCACTTACGATTTCAAAGCTGACCCGAAGCACCTTACTCGCGCAGGATTCTACACGCAGGACGTTGAGCCGCTGATTCCCAATGCCGTGTTCCACGACTCCCCGGACGGAATGGCGAGTCTTGATGACCGCCCGATTCTCGCAGCTATCGTAAACGCCGTTAAGGAACTGGACCAGCGATCACAAGCCGACTGGTTCGCCCGTGGACTGGCCGGACTAGCGCTCGCCATGGCAACCGCAGCCTACTTCAGGAAACGCTCATGATCCGCTTCACCCTCGCCGACGCAGCCTGTTTACTCGCCTGTCTCGCGATTACAGCGCTGCTGGCGGCGACTACCACTTTATGAGCGATCCAACACCGACACCGCAGCCGACCGGGTTCATCCGCCAGCTTTGCGAGGATGGCAACGGCGCGTATTCCACCATGCGGGCATTGACGCTGCTCAACGGCGCCATCTCCCTTCCGATCATCGGAGCTCTGTGGATCTGGGCAGCAATCGACGCCTCACGGCTTCCCGTGGCACAATCAGCAACGCTCGCGCTCGGCACACAGTTGGCTTCCATGCTCACGGCAAAGATCGTCCAGAATAACCAGGAGAACAAACAGCAATGAACTTCCTCGACATCCTATCCCCGCTCATCAAGCCGATCTTGGACGACATTGTTTCGTTCATCCCGAACCCAGAGGAGAAGCAGAAAGCCCGGCTTGCCGCTGAAGCTGCTCTTCAGGCTCAGTCGGCCGCGCTGCAAGCTGCCGCCATCCAAGCCTCCCAAAGCCAGCTCGATATTGACAAGGCCGAAGCTGCGTCGCCTTCGCTGTTCGTCGCCGGCTGGCGCCCGGCTGTCGGCTGGGTTTGCGTATTCGGCCTCGCATGGCAGTTTGTCCTTCAGCCGTTCATCCAATACGGGCTAAACATTTACTCGACCTACTCACTGCACGCCATCCCGCCGCTTCCTGCGCTCGATACAGGCCAGCTCATCGCCCTGCTCATGTCCATGCTTGGACTTGGGACTATGCGCACCTTTGAGGCCACTCAAGGCGTTGCCCGCGACAATCTCACAAGTCCGCGTCCTCAACCTCAAACACCTGCCCAATGACCACCGCAATTCTCATCTCATTCTGCGCCGGCTTCGTCGCCTGCTGGATCTGGAAAACCGTCGTCATCCTGGAACTTCAAGACCTGAAGGCAAAAGCTGAGGCCGACCTGAAGAGCCTACAGTCCCGGATCTTCAGCACGGCTCAAGCTGCCGTGAAAACCGACGTTGCAGCGGTCAAGGCTGACGTCGCCAAGGTCGAATCCAAACTGTAACCCTTACCATGCACTACAGAAACGGAAGAGAAGCAAAGAACGCCGACGTAATTGTCAGCCTCGGAACCAATGGAGTCGTACAGGCAGTCGGTGTCCTTTATGGTGCGACACCGGGCAATGACTACTGCAACGGCAGCATCGCTCCAATCCAGTCAATGACGCAAGGAGCCTGCATGTGCGACTGTCTCCACGTCGATGATGTTGCCGCGATTCTGGCCGAGAAGGGATTGGATAATCGCCCCGCTGGAAAGTAACCCCTGCCGACAGACCGCCAGTGGACCTACTGGACACAATTATGACCGCAAAAAACGATCACGAGACCGCCAAGAGTGACCACGAAAATGCGCAGAATACGCGGAACCGTTCTTCCGGTCTGCACACCATTCTCCTGGTCGTCACCATAGGAGTCATTGGGTGGGTTGGAACGACGGTCCAAAACCTGACGACTTCAATGGCCCGCATGGAGGTCGGACTGTCGACTCACATTTCCAGCGGCGACAAGGACACCATGGAAATGAAGCATGACATCCTTGATCTCCGAATGCGCGTTGACGCATTGGAGATCAAGGTCGCTCAGTTTGTACGGGCTCCGTGAAAGACCCCGACTTCAGGCGATGGATGAAGCGGCTGCGGGCAAAAGCCGTCTCCGACTGCGCCAAGATTTCCGCGATGGCGAGGACCGCCCAAAAACCAAAGCACGCAGGGAACGCCGGTGGATTCTCAGCGCGTCACGCAGGCGCTTAAATGCCCCCCGCTCGACGGCGTTGCACATAGGATAAGGCGTGGCGGGAAGTGCGGACATGGCGAGCTTAACGGGGGTCCAGTCGATGCGCAGGCTGTGGTTCATTGGCGCCATCGTAGCGCAGACCGGGCTTGACGGGAATGGGGTGTTATACCTACCGTAAGAAATGCACTACAGAAACGGAAGAGAAGCAAAGAACGGCGACATGATCGTCAGCTTGGACGGAGGTAAAGTCCACGCATTCGGAGTCCTGCACGGCGCGACTCCCGGCAACGATTATTGCAACGGAAACATCGCAATCATTCAGGACGCTCGAACGGGCGCATGTATGTGAGACTGCCTCCACGTCGATGACCTCGAGGCCCTTCTCGCCGAGAAGGGCCTCAATAAACGCCCTGTCGGTAAGTGATTTATCGCTCCCGCTCTTGGAGTCCCCAGTCGATTTTCTGCCGGCCTCCATGGACACTGAATGAGCCAGACTTCGACGACCAGAATCCGCGCAGCGATTCGCGAGTAGCCTTTTTCGCCTTCGCGTCGGCAGAATAAAACGCGGTGCGGCATTCAGCCGAACAGAAATCATGTCGTCGGACATCCTCGAATGACTTCAAACACTTGACGCAGAAAAAGCGCATGGTGTTTGTTTACCCGCTCGACGGGGTTTTGCGCTCGGGGGCGGGAGTGAGGGCGAGGGCTTCGTTGAAAACGACATCGCCATAGAAACTCAGCGTGATGCGCTTGGTGAATGGGTTTAGGAGTATTCGAATAAGTTTCCAGCGATTCCCCTTCAACCCAAAGCTCACTGCCGCTTTCATGTCCTGGTCGCGTGTCGTGATCATTCCATACTCCCGGCGATAGCGGCGCGAATCTGTTCGCGTTCTTCTGGCTCGTATCCCTCCGGGCTGACCACGCACATTACTGCGTCCGCGATGACTTCCGTGGTGTCGTCAGGCCGGTTCTCTTTCGGCCATCCGCACTCTTCGCACCAGTCTGTGCCATCGCGTTCCTGAATCACGTCTGCCCCGCATTGCGGGCATTTGGTCGGGCGTTCCTCATCCGACAGGGCCGTCGGGCGGGCGAGGTCGGCGTTCTCGGCCACAGCCTCTTTGCGTGCGGCCTCGCAAGCGGCGAGTTGGTCGGCTAGGGCGACGGCCGTCTCGCTGCAAATATACCCGCAGCCTTCGACGCGCTTCAGGAGTTCGGCTGTAATGGCCGGATCATACGGGGTGGGTGTATTCATTTTGCGGTGCCAGTTGATTCCGTCGTAATTCTCGCGGAATTGTGGGGAGAAGCAGTTGCGGGGGCGGTCGCCTTTGCCGTTCACGCCGATATTTGTGGTTGTGATTCTTGAGCTTGTTTTTTCGGCTCTCGCTGATTGATGGTGGATGACATGGTTTTTCATAAGCGCGCGCGCTCATCGTGAGGTTGGTGTTTTCTGGTTGATGGAGGCCTCCAAAGAAGAGAGCGCTGCCTTTGCAATACAGCACGGGCATTCGCCAGCCGCGTAGCTGTGCTGGGCGCAATAGTCTATCGCGGCGATTTTCTTGAGCGCGGCGGTTACCGGGTCGTCGGGAATCGCGTAGCGGAAATCTTCGTCGCCCATGTGGACAGGCATTGCACCGCCACCATCTCGCCACGCCTTTTTGCGCCGAGACGCGGGCTGACCCGCGCACGATGATGAGAGCTTCTAGGTTATTCATGGGTGAAATCGGATGGATAGGCTTCGCTCCACGAATATGATGACCCGCCTTGAGTGATCCACTCGTGCCCCACATAGGTCTTGCCATCGACCGCGACGTAGAGATGGGACACTTTGATCGTCTCATCCTCCTGATTGCATTCTGTCGGAATTGACCCGCTGATTTGTGCGGCTTGTCGCAAGACCTGTCGCATGTAATAGCTGACTTTGAATCCATAGCGCCGGAGTCGCTTGAGTGGTGGTCCGACCGGCGTGGCTTTCTTGCAACAGTCTAAGCAGAGCACGTCTTTGCATGGGTCTCCGCATTTCGTGCAGCCGAGCTTACCTAGCTGCTCATTTCTTGCTGTGATTGCAGTATTCTGTGTCATTTGTAATCTGGGGTCACAGCGCCGCCTCGTTGTTGAACGATTTCCCCGCCGTCACCCGATACACCGGGAAGGGAAGTTGCTTCTCCAACCAGTCGAGCCAGCGATACACGCTGGCCGGCTCGTCCTGCGTGTCCGCGAAGATGGCCGCCGCCGGCATTGGGGTGACCTCTCCAGCTGCCGCCATCAAAGCCAGCGTGCTGCTCTGGACACCGGCGCCTAGCGACAATATGTGAATTGGTTCCATGTTAAACCTTGGTGTTTTAGCATATCAACCCAATTTTCCGCTTAGCTCATGTTATCCTCACTTCTATTCGTGGACCGTTCCCATCGTCCCATCGCTTCGTCAAAGTACCGTCTGAAACGGTGCAGTCCTGAGCGAATAGGGAGTCGAGAATGGCCTTGTCGATGTTGTCGCGGTCGGGTTTCAGCCGGTGCGGGTTGCCGCGTAGCAGATCTCGCTTCTTCTTGGAGTACGATGCAGGGAAGGCGAACCAGGCGCACCAACTGACGGAGAATGGAGACGTGCTGCCGGATTCGGCGGTAACATTGCTGCCGGAGTAGGCGTGGACCACGCTGCCGGATTCGGCGTGGACCACGCTGCCGGATTCGGCGGTAACCATGCTGCCGGATTCGGCGGTAACATAGCTGCCGGTGCGGGCGGTTACAGAGCTGCCGGTGCGGGCGGTAACCATGCTGCCGGATTCGGCGGTAACATAGCTGCCGGTGCGGGCGGTTACAGAGCTGCCGGTGCGGGCGGTAACATTGCTGCCGGATTCGGCGGTAACCATGCTGCCGGATTCGGCGGTAACATGGCTGCCGAAGTAGGCGGTAACATAGCTGCCGGTGCGGGCGGTTACAGAGCTGCCGGTGCGGGCGGTAACATTGCTGCCGAAGTAGGCGGTAACATTGCTGCCGGATTCGGCGCAGACCGTGCTGCCGGCATAGGCGGCTCGTGCGCGGTCTGCCCATTCACGGTATCTCAGAACGGCCGGCCGCTTCGCCCATTTGTCGCGCTGCGTCATGCGCGGCTTGCCGACCGGATTGCCGGGAATCGTGAAGCAGCACTCTCCTCCGGCGTTGAATACTGGTGCCGCTGGCAACTGTGGCACTTTCTGCATCGGTTGCCCGTCCTGCCGGCTGAAAAGGTTCGGGTTGAGTCGGCGGACTGACTCGCTGGCGTTCGC